TTTAAACCCTCAACAACCGCCCAGGCCGAAACCAAGCCCCAAGCGAAAACAAACAAATACCAAAGATCATTAATCGTCACAAAACCCCCAAAAAGGGGCGCTCATTGAAAGCAACACCCCTAACGTTTTAACTACTTCCTGTAACGAATCATGTCTAACACCATATAAGCGCCGTCAACGGCCACCCAGCAAACAGCGATAGCACCCGCAATAGAAAGCACCGAAACAATAGAGCTTCCAAAGTCAATATGACTCATCAACCCCGACATATCAGGGCCAACAGCAAAAGCACTTGAAGAAGCAAAAAAACCAGCGATTAGAGCGGCGATTTTTTTCATATTGGAAAACCTCACTTTCTTAAAATCAAAAAAAAGGGGAGCGACAAACAAAGACGCCCCCCTTCCGATCCGCAGTAAATTATTTGCTGCGAAGCATTGCCAAACCAATTTGTGCGCCTTTTACAGCAACATAAACAACGGCCAACATGCCAGCGATAGCAAGAACCGCAACTGTAACCGTGCCAAAATCAACGGCAGAGGTTAAACCAGACATATCAGGGCCAACAGCAAACGCACTTGAACCAAAAACAAAAGACAATAATGCAGCTAAAAAAACTCTCAACATAATAAAACTCCTTACAACAAAAAAAACCGGAAAAACGCCGGTACGCTCTTTAATCAGGTGCGACCCCGAATAAAATTAATGACGACACCCGATGATCTGGCGACCAAAAACAAAGCAACAACAAAGGTAAAAGATAATGTCCAGAGACCGGCAGCATAAACATAATCAAAGGGCCCTAAAGAAGCCTCAATACCAGCGGCCATGCTTGAATCAAGCACGTAAGCCGGAACAACCGCGATAGTTTGATACTGTGTAGAACCGTTATTTAGGTAAGCGGGGCAAGCCTCAAGAATCCAAGCAGAGGTAGGAGCCGAAACGCTATCAACACAAACCAAAACACGTTGAGTTGTTCCGGTCATTGTTTAAGCCGCAGTCTTATTTTGCGGAGACTCAAGACCGACAATAACATTTCGACCCTCACGATCCAGCGAAGTAATAAGCTCCATTTGAACGGGAGAACCTTTAAAAGACGAATTAAATTGATTCTGAAATTGGGTGGCAAAAGATGAAGCAACCGATAATTCAACCGCACTGAATCCCTCTCCGCGTGATTGAAAATTGGAGTTCTCAACATCGGTAAACGGCATTAAAACCAGCGCACGAGTCATTGAATAAGGTTGTTGTGAGACTTTAGCAATGCCAGTGTTAGTGAATGCAGAAGCAACTATAAATTTCATATGGATTTTTCCTGATTAAGTATGAAAGAAGGTTTTGGTAAAACTCGGCGGAATGCCAACGGTGGTGGTGAATCGTCCGGCATCAATCCCAATGACTGACGCCAAACGCGGTTAAGGTTTGAGCTGACAACTTGCCACTGCTCAACGGTATGCCCCTGGTTCAAATAAAAGGCTTTAATGGCTTGGTGAATCTTTGCAATAAAAGAGAAAGCTTCACGATTGGCAGCAAAGGAAGCGTGAAACGCTTTATCGTTAAGCCCCCAGCCGGGAACGGTTTGAGCTTCAAGCGCAAGGACACGGGTTAAGTCTTTAGGCGACATATGCGCCTTGGGATTCGGCGTAACCATTAATTTTCCTCCGTCCAGTCAACCTGTGAGAAAGAGCCGGCGTTTCGTAACGGTTGCCCCTGGTTTAAGTCAGCGCCGGTGGCATTTCGTAACGATTTTATTCGGGACTGTTGACGATTTCTTTCCGCAACCGAATGAAGCCCCGCTTTAGTAAGGCGATAATTCGATTGCTTGCAGGCGTTAGAACAAAAAACAGGTGTGCGGCCGGAACCTTTGCAAAACAGGGGGCCAAAGCAATACCTACATGAAGTCATGAGTTAAGCCCCCTGCCCTATGCCGCTATCAAACCGCGCTCATAAGCCCATGTGGGGATAGCGACCGGCACGGCTTCTATAATGCGCATTAGCGGAACAACGTTGTTATGTTCGGGTTCAAGGTGCATGGCGGAAATATCCACGCCGTACTCAAGCAAGGCTTTACGATGCCGGAAATAGGTAGTTTCAGAAAGAAGCTGGCGGAGGTCAGCACCTTGCCGCCAGAGTTGGTAAGTCCCCATCAAAGTACGAGGCATTTTTAAAAGTTGTTCATCAATTAAGGTAGCTTGTGTAGTCATGTCAATTTTCCCCAAGTAGTCATTGAATAGTTGATTGATAAGATCAGGGGTTAGGTGGTAGCCGTGGGTAATTCCGTGCTTTTCAAGTTCCTTGGAAAAGATGCGCAATTCAGCGCGAAGCTTGCCTTGAATGAACTCTTCAAGGCCGATATTTTGAAGGTAGTCGGGCAGCAAATGAGACTTGCCCTTAGCGAGCATTTCGCGCGCTTTGTTGTAGAACTTTAACGCCCAGCGCCGAGAATTCTTGCCAAGGTAAACGGTGCCTTTATCGCGTGTGCTGCGACCGTGGCGAGAACGCGCGCGCATTCCGGCAGCATGTAACCAAGCTTCAACACTGGCATCATTGCCAACGTCGTAAAGTTCGTTGATGTCTAACATCTTAACTTTGTAGTCGCCCTTCTTAATCTTGGCTTCAGTCAATAAAGGGCTTGAGCAACCGTGCAAATGCTCAGCATGTAATTCGTAGACTTTGCGAAATGACAGCAGCAACAGCATGTTCAAATCGCGGGAGCCAAAAACGTTATGCCCCTGTAAGAACTTGCACAAGTTGCCGTCAATCATTAAAGCGGTTGCCCTGCCCTCACCATTACCGCCAGTTGATTTGATCTTGAGGCTGGTTTCATGGCTAGAACGGCAATCTATCGATTTAACACATTCCCAGGTAATTTCTCCGCTAGCTTCAATAGATAAAACACGACCAGCCGGTATGGGGTCGTGTAGGAAATCTATTTCGCCGCGAAACCAATCGATCATGAAATTAATTAAAATATTATGTAAGTTTAAAGTTGCATGTAAACTGAGAAATTACATGTCAGTTAATGAATTACATGTAACTTTACAAATTACATTGCAACATGTCAATAACAAAATTACATTGAGGTTATGAAAACGATTAAAAATTACATAGAACAACTAAAAGAACAGTACGAACTGGATAGCTACTACAAAGCTATGCAGTATTTAGACATGGACAGGCAAGCGTGGACTAACATCCAGAAAGGAAGCGGAATATCAGAAAAAAACGCCATGAGACTTGCGCAGGCGTTAAAAATAGATCCAATTGAAATAATGGCAGTATCAAACGCACTCAAAGCGAGCACAAACGAAATAAGGGATGTTTGGCTAAGACTAGCCAAAGAAAAAGAAGAAGAAAGAAAGAAAAGAACACATTGACTGTCAAAAATGGGAGTAAAGGACAGTACTACTTACCCCTGTCCTTGCATTTGTTGCGAATCGTTCTTAATTGAATAAAAAACAATCACAATTTAATGAGAGAAAAATTTATGAGCACATGGAAATTCGATCCTATAAATTACACTATTCGCAATATTCAACATGGAGAATGGGAAATTGATCTTACAAAAGTAAAAAGTAAGGATGATCTACTTTACTGGATATTGCAGGCAGCACGACACCAATTTGACATAAAAGAACTATTTGAAGAATTTCTCAATGCAGCTGAATGGTCATTCGGATCAAAAGAAATTAACGGCGCCGTAGCACTCAGCGACATATTTCATGTATCCCCAGAAGGTATAGGTCCAGTAGATTGGGTGAAAGGTAAAACAGCAAACCCAAAGATTGAAGAAGCCAGAAAAAAGCTTTTCTAATCAACAATATAAAATAATTACCCTGTAAAAAACAAAAACAATTCTTATTTGCTTATATTAATTACAACAGCAACAATGTCAGTAGTTATTTATTTTCAAAACAAAGCAAATTCAGCGCATGAATCCGCAATAAGAAGCATCAAACCCGATTCCCTTCCAACGAATAACATGAAATGGTCGACAAAAATTAGACCTCGCATAATGCAGCCTATGCAAAAAAGCCCCGGTGTGCTGTCGCATTATCCACCGAAGCTTTTCTACATAAGCTGCGATCACATTATGCGAAGTTAGATTACATTTCGAACTGTTGCGTATAGAACCTCGATCTTGAGTTTTACAACGCAACACCATGAGCGTAATATGTGTATTAATTCTGATTGTTGTGTTGCATGATACCGCCATGCTCGTTCATCTTAACAAACCATGGATTCCTCGGAATTTACAAGGGCCATATCTCGTTGATGCAAGATATCTTCCCAGGTACTGGGCTACGGTCTGGGCCAGTATGTCGTTGGGTGCGCTCACACATAACACCCAGCTTCAGAAACTTCGATATGTGGAAAACTTCTATGCTTATGCCGA